CAGCAGTACCTTGTCTTGCAGGTGGTGGCTGGTTTAATGACATAGCATCGTCATCAATCTCAGAACCTATTCCATAAGCAGCCCCAAGAGCATATCTTCTGGTATAAGTAATTGCTATACCAAGATCGTGCATGATGTTAAAACCTTTAAGTTCTTTTAAAGGCAATTTACTTTCAAGTTTTTCATCCTTGAAATAAAGAGTTGTTGTCAAAACTGTAAGTATTTGACCTTCAATCGGAATGTAATCAAAAGTTTGAGTATGTGAAATACCTAATTCGGCTGCTGGTTGAATTGCTTTGATAACATCTTCAAGAGTTGAATACTTACGTATAGTAGTTACATACTGATTGGTTTTTTTATCTTTTCTAGTTTCTTTTGCTGTACCTGTTCTATCAGCAGATTTAACCTGTGATTGAAAGATAGCAAGAGCTTCAGATAAAGAAGAAGGAGTTTTTGTGGAAGGTGGTTTTGTGGCCATAAAATAAATGTGTTTACTTATATTAGATATTATATAGTGTATATGGTGTTTACTGCAAGGCAGCTTGTAATAATGTGTTGAATTGTTCTGGTGTTAACACTATTCGCCATTGTCCTCCTCTGAACCTAACCATACTTGCAACAAAGTCCACACCTGCATTTTCTCTTTGT